CGCTTAGTTGTCCAAATGGTTGAGCAAACATAACATTATTGATAAGCTCACGGTACTCTTGGATAATAAGCTGTGCCATATTAAAGTCACCACTACGCTCTAATGGTCTAAGCGTAGGGTTATCAGTTGCATTGCTTCCCACTGGGATAATTGCACCGGGCTGTAATCGTAGCGTATATGGGTTGATTACACCATCATCACTTGCAGTATAAATACCACTTACAGATAGTGCCGCATTACGTAGATTAAACTCTACAATCTTATTAAGCGTCATAATGTCAGGCAATAGAGTCATAATACGACCACGACCAATAGTTTCACCAGGGATTACACTCTCTCGAAATACGATAAACGGATTAGAGTCTAGCGTTTCACTGAATAAGATATGCTTCTCTTTCTCATGGAAGATTACATGCTGATACTTATCCTCTTTCTTTTTTGTTTCAAACTCATACACGCACTCTACAAGTTCAACTTCTACACTACCATCTTTCGCTAGGTCTTTCTCCATGCTCTGTGATAGTTTAGCCATAGGCCATATCTCTTTAATATCACGTAGCGCCATCTTGAACTCACGGAACACATTATCAATCTTGCCTTGTGATGTTTTCTCAGGTATAAGCTCAGATAGTGAGATACAGCGAAACTTTAATGAAGTCTTAATGCCGTCACCAGCTTCTACAAGGATAGCACCAGTAGATACGCCAAGGTCAAGGAATGCTTCATGTATTTGTGTATCAAAGTTAGAGTGGTTGATATTATCGAATATGATTTTAGTGGCTTTCTCTAAATACTCATTAGCCTTCTCTTGTTCTTCCTCGGGGATATCTGTACCAGCTTTTAGAACCAGCCATTGCTTCCAAGGTGGTACAACTTGTGATTGCATACGGTTAGCATACTTCTGTAATGCAATAATAGCTGTGGAGTCAAACACTTCATGGTTCTTTTTTTGACCCGGTGAATACATATCCATAGTTTCACGCTCAGGCATAGAATACTTGTAGCAGTCCTTTAAGTGACTGCGCCACATATCCTTATTGTTTTTGGCGTGTTCTTTTCGCTTGATTATCTGTTCTAGGTTCAGCTCTTGCATCTTCTTCCTTTACTTGGCATTTACAGTTGAGCTTATCGAATGACTTACCCGGCTCAATGATAGTTTTATCTTGGCACTTCTCGCACCAAATAGTCGTATAGTTTTGAGTTTTAAACATTGCTTATCCTAATGTTGATGTAGTAGCAGGTGTTACCCCAATTTCAGAGCCAGTCAATAAACTACCACGCCCTTGCTTTTTAAGTTCCATACGCTTACGTCTTTCTTCAAGGTCTGCCGCTGCACTTGCTTGTGATGAGGCCAATGATGCTTTTTGCTCTGCTTTAGCTGTTTTCTCTTCGCTTGTTTCTCGCCCAGTCATAGCTTTTAGTGTATCGCTTTTCTCAAAAGGCCTTACAACTTCACTTACTCCACCAGTGGCTACCGCTTTTAACGCTCTTGTTGGACTTCCACCCATTTGTGACTCCTTTTAATATGTTTGTATAGCTGATAAGGACTCCATATAAACGGAAAATGAATCCCTAGAACTTGTTTCACAATTGTAACACAAGTATCGGGCGTTGGTATCCACCACCACCACTTAGCTCTTGGTTGTCTTTTACTCTTGACCTTGATGATGATACCATCTCCTATGTGTTCCTCTATCTGCTCCAATGTCACAGTACCAAACTGAACATACATCTTACCATGTTCTAATACTGCGTATTGATTTTCATTGATAGGGTAAAAGATGAAGCAATGCGTAAACCCTTTTTTCTCGAACTTGGAATATAGTCCACTATTATCACCCATGAACACTACATAGTACCACTCGTTAAGCATTAGAACACACTCCAGTCATTAGCTTTAGCACTGTACCCATTATCGAACGCTTCCTTAAACTTAGATGATGATACTAGCTCACGTGTGCCTCCTATGCCATCGACTAGATAAGCAAGAGCATCAGCTACGTGGGAATAGCTATTCTTATCAGGGGCTTCTGCGTAACGCTCACCGCTGACATTTACACGCTTGTATTGATATGACCCAGCTAGAGCCTTGCGCATATGCGTACACTTATCGCTTACTACTAATGAAGGAAAGCCTTGTATGATAGTGTTCAATTTCTTCTTCACAGCTTCAATGACTACGCTAGGCTTATTTGTAGATGCAGTTCGTACTGATAGACCAGCGTTGCGCCATACCATAACCTGAGTACGATCATCAAGTTGAGTACGTGAGTTTGCGGCAGGGTCTAAGTATATCTCATGCTTAAAGCCTTCATAGTTTGCCTTTAAGTGATTCGCTACAATATTACCAAACTCAGCACTTCCAATATCATCTGATATTAACTCATCAAATACTACTAAACGCCCAAATTTATCAACTTGACCTATTAGTATAGCTGAGGTTCTACCGTTATCACCACCTATTACGAGTGGCAATAGTTTATCAGGTGGTGCAAGTTTATGATGTTCTACACAATGGAATCTGTCATTGTATTCAGGGTATACTGGTTTACCATGTGATAGCGGTATGAACTTACAGCGTATCATTACGTCAATCCAGTCTTGCGATTTGCCTTTAATAAACCCTCGATAGTATTCGTATGGTAAGTTATCGAGGTTCTCTGCCTCAGGGTTTACATCTCCATCTTCTAGGATAGCTGGTGGCTGAATAAATAAAGCGTGATTATCAGGTCTAGCATCGAGAAACTTCTTATACATCCAGTGTTCATTATCACAAGCGTTACTATCAGCCCAACAGCATGGATTAGTTGCACCAACTCCTGATGATACAGCAGGGTAACGACCTAAACGTGACGTGACGTTCTCTAATGCTTCACGTGGTAACTCTCGTAATTCGTTAAGGTATGCGTATGTTATTTCAAGGGATAGGAGCTTAGACATATCTGATGGTTTATCTAATGATCTAAATAATATCTCTGCGTGTACGTCGCCATGCTGGAACAAGGCAGTCATATTGCCCCAGTTAAACTTCATTGTATCGCCAAACCAACCCTGAAACGTCTTGATTGTAGTATCACGAAGCTCATTATAAGTATTCCTTACAACTACGGTACGAGTATATCTAATGCCATCCTTTGATGGTTCTTGCTCATATATTAACTTCTGCCATCGTATGATACTTCCAAGGCTTTTACCACTTGCTATGGGACCGACTATAAGGCTTACAAACTGATTAGATAGTATAAATTCTCGTACAGTCTTTGAAGCTTTATAAGATTTTACACTGTTTGCCATATAAACCCACCAGCAGTTTTTTGTATTCCTCGGCAACAATCGCTTATACACGCTTGGTTCACAGTTGTTTCCCGTGATGCTTGTGACTGTGAAACATGCTCAGCTATTAATATACCATCTAGTGTGTATTGTTTAACCTTCTGATGGCCTCCATTTAACAGCATCTTTCCTTTAGTTCCAGCACGTACCTCAGCACGATACTTTTCCTCGTTATCTGCGAATGAAATGATTTGTATATTATCTAGTGAGTATGATTTATTATCGTCTAGTCTATCAACAGAAGGCTTTAATAATCTTTTATACCCACTATCTACCCACGCATCATAAAGAGCATTAAAAACATCTTGTGAGAACGCCCATAGCAATAACTCATCATAGCTATAACTTGGTAATGAATGTCCACGCTGTTCTGCATGGTAACAATTATGATGCCATGATGTTCTTATTACATTCTCAGGCTTACGTCTATATTCTTTATTTATTATTGCAATGCACGATTTACACTCTGATCTATGCCTATTTGTATTAGGAATTTTGTTAAACTCGGTGATTGGTTTGTCTTGATTACATTTAGTGCAGTATTTCATCTTTGGCCTCCACGCCTAGAATTTGAAAGAAGTGACGGGGCGTGGAGTGTCCATCACCTCTGTCAATCTCTAACATCATAATTATACCACATTACTCGCCCAAGTCTATTTGGAATGTGACACCTACTGCACCACTATGTTCAGTTTGGTTCTTCTGAATGTAGATACCATCCATCTTATTGAGTAAGTCGATAGCTTTAATAGACTTATCTGTTTCTTCTTCCCATGCAAATCTACTTAGTAATTCTTTACGCTGTTCTAGGGTTATAATAGCCTTAGATTCTGCTCTTGCTTTTAGCTTGTCTATCATAGCCGTGACCTCACCGTTCTGCATTAACTCATATGCTTTACTTGTAATAGTAGCGGCCTTCATCTTCTCGGCGTTATATGCTTGTCTGTATGCCTCACTTGCATTGCCAGTCTTTATATATGCTAGGCAGAAATTTTCTTGTTTTTGAGTTAAAGACTTCATCTATTTGCCCCACCAAAAAACAACCCAAATATTATTTGTTTTTGTTGAATACAAAAAAGCTCAGTATAAAGATTTAATTGTCTATTAAATGATTCATACTTAATCTTATCTAATTCAAATTGTATTTTTTCTTCTTGTACTTTTTTTTCCTGTTCAAATATCCACTTATTAATATCATCTGTTTTTAACATATTTTACTCCCTCACAATAGGCTCACCGACTTCATCAGCTTTTCCAGTAGCTAAGAACCGAATGATTACATCTCTACGTGCTATCTTAAAGTCTAGCTCTTGAATGAGTCTAGCATCATCTATTGTATTGTCACGCATTGATTTTATTGTAGCTTCTAGATATTCAATCTTGTTGAGCAGTGACTGTGGGTTCATTGTTTATCCTCTGTAAATACATAGTATCTATCTGTGTGATGTATTTATTTAAAAATAAGTTAGATATGTTTTTCATTATCTTTGAAGGTCTAGCTTCAACCCCATTCTTTTTTAGCTCCAAAGATACAGCATATAGGTCATCATCGAACAGTTCACATACTAAATAGAACTTATCGACAATATCCATACGGTTACCTTTTGGATTTTAAGTGTTACATTATACTCTTTTTAAATATAAAACTAACTTTTTTTATTACAAAATGCGGCGTATTCTTTGTGCAATTCACCCACTGGCACATTGTGCTTAGTGGCAATTTCTAAAGCTGATACACTTAACTTTTTGTTGTACTCAATTACTGCTTTTTCCATGTTTAGTTCGTTGTATTGTAGTGTTTCGTAAATTAGTGGCATTATTCCATCTCCGTTATTAATTTGTTTATATACCATTGTGATTTTTTAATATCTTGTAAATGGTCATCTTTCTTGCCAGTACGTGATAAATACTTAATCGCTGTCAATCGTAAATGACCGCAAAATTCTTCATGCGTTGAGTATGCTTTCATATAGTCGATTGTTTCAATACCGCCTTGATTATAATGCGGTGGGTTATTCACCATATCATTAAGGCTAGAATCTAAGTTGTAATCAGCCTCAAACTCTTCCCTCATGTTTCTAAATGCTTGGCTCATAACTCATCCTTTTTTAGTATTCAGTATATTTTATAGTGCTACGATTATCATATACCCATCTAGTAGTTATACGGATAAAATCGAATAGCCTATTTTGTTTTAGCTCGTAAACGTTACCTATTGGTAAGCTCCAAGCATCACGAGATAGCCACATAGCCCACGAATTAGCACTATACTCTGTTTTTTCGGCAAGTAAATCAGCAAAATACTGCATAGAATATCCCTCTATTGCTTCTAATAGCCAATATAGGTTATCAGTAGCGTATAGCCATGCTTTCTTTCGTATTTGGTTGTTACGCTCAATAATATCAAGATCGACAAAAGCTATATTTGAGCCACGTTTACCATCGCTTATGTACCATAATGGGTAAACACCATCTTCACGCTTACGTAAACACGCCATAGTCATTAAAGCGTTAGTTGTAGTGCTTAATACCTCAGCGGCATATTCGGGAGATACTAATCTTGACATTTTTTAAAAGCCTCAACTAATCGTGCTAAATGAATCCAATTGGATAGCTTTGAGCGCCCTAGATTAATTAACCTATATTGTACTATCTTATCAATATCAGAGAGCTTAAATGCTCTTAGCGTCATTGTAGTGTCAGTTAATTTATTTTTTAATATTACTGGTCTAACAACTTGCACATGGTGGGGTGTAATATAACGTGTTAATGCTTGAAAAATACGTGTAGCTTCACCTTTTGTCATTCCATAATCTTGAAGGGTTAGTACGTGAATGTCTTTTATCATTATTGCCCCATGTTAAGTTTATGATAGTTTTCAATAGTAGGCTTCATCGGCTTTTGTTGATTCTTTGGAGTGATAACAAGAGGCTCTATTCTTTCCTCTCCGATATTCATCATAAGATTAAATGCGACCTCATCCATTGGGACTTGTTTAAATTTACGCATATCTTTACAGTATTTATCATAGGTCATTGTTGAGCCTTAGTTTTATACATATCAGGATACAGCTTAGCTTTAGCCATCTTCATACGAGTACAGTCATATTTACAACTACAAGTACCACACATTTCGCTAATCGAATATCCTGCATATTCACATCCATCACATGTTTTAGGTGCTTGTAGTGCTTCGAGTTCTGCAATGGCATCTACATATTCCTGATGCACTTCGCTACTCTTGCTTATCAATAGTAGTTTTTTCTTCAATATCTCTAACGCTTTAAGCTCTTTCATTGTATCTCCTTCTTTTTCTCTTCCCAAAATAAAATCGCATCCGCTCTCTTCTTCATAACCATACTTTGTGCGCCAAATAAATCTACGCCTCTATCCTTTGATACTTCCATAGCTGTGTTCATTGAGCCTAATTGGATTAAATGTTCTGCTCTTTGAATGTGCGTATCTATGTACTTATGGATAGTTACTAACTCATCTTCTGTGAATAGGTGAGCCATAGAGTCCATTTCATATAGGTATTTAATGCTTTTCATTTTACTTCTACCCATGAACCCATGATATAGCTATCAGGAAGACCATTACATTTCCATCCATAATCCCACTCACCATTTGTTTTTATGGAACGAAACAAAGTGTCATCTTGAATATAAAATCTCTCAGCAGTATTACCATCTAATGCTACAAATTTACCACCATAACGCATCAAATGCAATGCTCTTGAAAATGTATATGTAATTTCACCGTTCATTTATTCCCCTTATATTCATTGTAAAGTTTTTGTGCTATCTCTAAAAGCATTTCTTTTGGATACTGCTCGTTAAACTTCTTAGCGTCTGTACCGTGTGCGCTAAAAGCTGTACTTGTGTGGTGGAAGTGGCACAACGGCACGATTGAATCGTCAGGTCTACCACTTGACCCTCTGTGTACGTGGTGAGCTTGTACGCCTTTAAGTCCACATACTAGACAGCCTAAGTTTTGATTATGAAACCATTTTAAATACGCTTTGCTTTTAAACGGTTTTTGTTTTAGTGGCGCATGGCGTTTGAGTTGTTCAGCTTTACTTAACATGACTATCCTTTAGTTTATATTTATTCATTACTCATTGATTTATATATGTCATTGTTGTAGCTATGATAGGTTTGTACTACTTTCATTAATTCGCTAATTTTCTTGATACGCATATTATTGCTTACTCTTTCTTTTAGCAATTCCTCATTTAATGAAGTATTTTGTACAATCACATCTGCTAATGCAATCTCTAAATCAAATAGCCTTATTTGAAGTAAGTTCTTTTTATTTTCTTCAGTCATTACTGTCTAAAATCCATTGACAAGCTTTGAAGATTGCTTCTGGTTCTGTATATTCATGGTCACTAAAAAGTATTTTATAAGTTCCTTGAGTGATACTAGCAACCCCTATTTGACCGCCATAATCACGAAATAGAGAGCTAACTTCATACCCTCCATTATAGAATGCCCACTCTTTACACTTATGAGCTAGCTCGTAGATGTTATAAGTTCCTAAAAACTCACTTTCTTTACCATAGAAAGCTACCTCATTACCGCTATCTTGTGCCGTACTGATACGACCCTGTTGATCTAGTACCGCTTCCGCCAATAATTTACTAATCATCTTATTCTCCCTCTAAATAAATATCATATATTCTGGATGATTGACGAATCATATCAATAACTCTTGAGTGGTTTTCTTTTGTATCCCACCCTGCATTATTTATAATATTCATTAATGATATTAGATTAGCATCCGCAACAATAGCCATTTCTTTTTCAGTAATGAATTTTTCATCATTGATTAATTTTTCTATCTTCTCAAAAAGCGCATAGCCTTTGTTATTTGAGATAATCTCAAACAATTTTTCTTTCATCTTATTCTCCTCCATTGGTATTTAAAATAGTAGCATTGTTTAGCTTAATTAAGTATAAAGTGTGTTATGTTTTAATGCTATTTATCGCCACACGTATTCTTTCGATGCGCTCTTGTTTGCTTGGTTTTCGTCGTCTAGCGTTTTTAGCGGTGTAGTAGCAACTTTTACACTGCGCACGTAATCCTAAGCCTCGCTTTGGGTATTCGCTTTGTGGCTTCGTTTCTGTGCATTTGGCGCATTGTTTCATATGTCTAAGTATTTTATAATTACTTGTTGAGCTTCCATAAATGAATAGCATATTACGCATAAATACCCACTAGACGATAGTGCACCTATCCACTCTTTTTGATTTTCGGATATTTTACCTTTTTTAGATTTCATTTCAATAAATAATCCATGTGCAGTATTGGATGGGAATGCCAAAAATATATCAGGCACTCCACTTTTTACGCCTTCCGCTTTTAACTTTGTAGCGGTTACGATATTACGCTGTCCACCGTTAGGAATGGCAAACATCATAGAGAGTTGAGGGTGTTTACCACTTTGAGCCTTTGCCCATTGGAACAATTTTACTTGCTCATCATGTTCAGTTTGTTTCATTTTTTACCCCTATTCTTCCGCAAACATCCGCATGACTTGGTACCACCGATTGCTACGTTATTGGTGTACGCCTCGAACTCTTGACCGCAAAAGCATTTATACAGTCCGAAACGCTTCTTTTTTGAAGTGTTTGCCGTTAATTTCATTCCTAAATCTTTGATAAGTTCAGGGGGGGTGTATTCATTCATTTATCCTCCTTTATTTTCTTTAAGCCATTGGTTTACAAGCATATTCACACATTGAGCCATAGGCATATTTAATGCCTCACTCATCTCTTTAAGCTTTGCGTGTACTTCTGTGGTTAGCTTTAGTTGCATTACTTTACCCCCATTTCAGCAAGAATTTTTAAACCTTTTTGGCTTGATTGTAAAGATTTAATTTTTGATAAACAAGCTTTACAAGTTACATCGGCAATATTAAGAGAACAAGTAAAAGAACCTATACTTATTTTATTTGAGCATTTTGGCTGATTTACTTTAAAACCATCTATATTTAACTTCTTACCAAGCAAGTGTACTTTGTAGTTTTTGTTTTCTGTTACCTTTCCCATCTTCTTCACCTCTTTTGTTTTGATAGGAAAAGTATAACATTATAAACCTTAAAGAATACTAAAGGTATATTAGAAGGGTATCTCATCTTCGTTTATATCGATTTCAGGCAGTGAGTTTCTTTGTGGCATCTCTTTGCGTTCATAAGTTGGCGTAGGTGCTTGATACGGCTTCTTTTCTTGCGTAGGCATATCGCATGGCGATGCGTTCATGACGATAAACTCTAGCGTGTTATTGCCGTTGTATTCATTATCACCTAAAAAGCCTTCTAGCGTGTAGAATGTATCAGCTGATAGCATTTCTTTGTGTTTGCAGTTGATAAACAATCCATTTGTGTACGTTCCATCTTGCTTCCGTGAGCTGATTTTAATACCGAATCGGCATCCGTTGCCAAATGGCTTTAGTCCGAATAGCTTTGCGTTAAATGCTGTAAATTGTGTTTTCATTTATTCCCCTTTATGTTTTTGTATAGTTTTTGTAAAAGTTTCACATATAAACTCAATATCATTATCAGTTAGATTTTCCATATCGTCCACTGTTACCTCATCATCTTCTTTACGATCATAATAAAAAAAATCAGCTACTAAATCATCAATAATAGCCTCAATTAGGTTTCTTTTTAAAGTATCCATCTTATCCCCTTAGTTTATTTAAAATTCGTTCAGCTTCGAAACAATCGTAATCGTATTCTCCGAACTCGTAATCTTTTCTATTTACCGCTTCAACTCCGAAAACTTTGCGAAGCTTGTCGGTGTAATACTTGACTGCTTTAGCTCTTCCCATACGTGGTGGGATAGTGTCAAACGATCTCATGTTTAACGCTGATGTTTCGTTTGACTCAAAAGCCTTTTTTCTTTGGTAAAAAGCTTCTCCGTGAGTAGGTTTAGCTTTCACTTGCGCTCTTGCTTTGTTTCTTCATCTTTGAATAGCCAGTTTTTACTAATGTGAAAATTATTTGCTTCATCTTCAGTCATTTTTTGATTTGAAATATGTTTAAACCCATCGTCTAACCAATACCACTGCCATTCATAAATAGGCTCTGATGGTTTGATGCGGTATGATTTGGCACAGTGCAATGATATTGAGTGTGCAAGTTCATTAAATGTATCATCACATACGTCTTGATACTGTATCAATACACCTTCAATCCATTCATGTAGCACATCAGCATAAGGGTGTCTATTCTCACCTTTAGGAATACAGATGTTAGATTCGAAGAATTCCACAATATCTTCTACTTCAATAACCTCAATTCCATTATTTTGAGTAAATGCTTCTTTTAATAAATCTTCTTTAGTCATTTCATATCCTTTACCATAGGTGGAGGCGGTGTATTTTTAACCGCTTTTTTAATTTGTGCAGTCGTACACGTTTTGCTTAATTCTTCAAAGGCTTTCTTTTGCGCTTTCATATCGTCTTGTAAATCGTTGTACTTTCCATCCAACTCGACTGCTGACCGCTTCCAGTTCTCTTTTGTTTGGTTGTCCGTTGCTAAAAGACTGTTTGCGTAATACAGCGCATAAATCCATACGCCTAAAAAAGTTAGCACGATTACGAAACTACCGATCATGATACGGAATTGTTTTGACTTTTTAGCAAGTTCTATATTTTTGCTACGGATAGTGTTTAATCTTATCATGATAATTTTATTATTATCTTCACTAATAGCTTTTAAATGCTCGTTTTCTTTTTGCAACGCCTCAATATGCTTTTGCATTTCTACCATTTGTTTTTCGTTCATTTTTCACCCTCCAAGTATGTGTAAATATAAATCAAAGCGATAACTACGATCACCGCACCAGCTATTGTGTTGTCTATGTTCATATTATGCCTTTACGTCTAGTTTATAGACTTCGTTTGCTTGTAACTCTGCGATCATACGTTCAGCTTTTAGCGAATCAATTTTAATACTAAATCTATCGACTTGCGCTTGAAGCTCACTTATTTTATTCTTCATGGTTCTTTCAGTGTTTACCGCTTCGATAATCTTTGCTTGAAGCCATTTAGCATTGACGAGTATTTGGTCGCTGTCTTTGAAATAGTCGCATAAGAACTGCGATAGTGTTTTTGTTTTCATCAAAAAATCCTTTCCGCTATTTCAGCGAACCAATTTTCGAGCTGTTGTAGTTTTTGTTTCATCTTTTCACCTTTAATGAAAATTAATATTTTTAATCCCTATAGCTGTTAATGCTTTACTTGCTTCAATATAACTTTCAAAAGTATGATTAGCATAAGCTCCCCAAGTTGATTTTGAGCTGTCAAGAGAAACAGCACCACAATTTCTACACGTTGTATGATTATATTTTGGGTTATAAATATACTTTTCGCAACAAGTCTTTTTCACAACTGCTCTCCTAAATCTTCAAGCAAAATAGCCTTTAACTCATTACGGTTTATATTGCTATGCTTAGCTTCTTTATTAAAAGCTGTTACGATTAGATCAACATAATCATCCATTGAGTCACGAAATTCTTTAATTTCACGCTCTGTTTGTTTTTCATTTTGTTCCATCTGTTTTTCGTATCTATTTAATGCCGCTAAGTTTCCATCTGTATTCATCTTTTACCTCCGTATCTTGTAGAACAATTATAGACTAACTAAGCTTAATTAAGTATTAAGTTAATTATTGTTTAGTCTTTTTCTATTGATGGGAATTGAACAGATAACCCAAACTTAATTGATAGCGCACGGTTGAGCGTATCATACACCTGCGATATCTCATCACGGTTTAATTCAGTAGTGCTTTTTTTATGCAAAATAGCTTCTTGAATAGGTCGCCATAGCGTTTCTTTAACCATGCCGTCGTTCCAGTTCAATTCTACTTTAACCATTTTTGATACAGTTAAGCCCCTATCGTTTAAAGCATCAGCCAACATTTGAAAGTATTTGTGCATAGCTGAATTTTGTTTTATTGTGCGAGTATCAAAGTTTTTAATGTCAACAGTATAAGTTGCACCGTCTGACATTTTAGATAATTTCGCTTGATCTTCATCAGAGTATGGGATTAATATGCCATATTGTTTACGTAGGGTTATTTTCATTTACAATCTTTTATGATTACCAACGCACTATATAAAACTTCTCTTTCATTCATGACCATTCTAAATTGAATTTCAATGTTTTCATAATTAAAGCCAGCAATAAAATCGTTAAGCTCTTTTGTAAAATCACTCTCTTTAGCATATGCCCCTATTAAATGACACTGAACCATAATATCCCCTTCACCAAATTTTAAGAGCTTCAATAACCTCTTTTTTAGTACTATTTCCGATATGTATCGGATACAACTTAAAAACCTAACTCATCAACAATTTTGACTTTTTTCTTATTTAACCGTATTGAGCTTTCGTTATGCGTAACTTCTAATCGTGCGCCTTTTACTTCTGCGCCTTCATTAATAGCTTGTTTAATCAGCGTTGTATCGGCCACTAACTTACAGTATGAAACGTTAATTAACTTTTCATCGTCTATGATTACTTTTTGCGTAGGTGCTTTTTCTAAAATCGTTATCGAGCTGATTAAATCGCCTTCTAACTTCTCAACGCCATTTTCTAAAAGCCATTTTGAAACTTCAATTTTAACAATTTCTTCTTGAGCTTCACAGCGTTTTTTAATCTCTTGAAGTTCTTTAATTGTTTGGCTTATGCGCTCTTTGGTGTTTTGTATATTATCAAGTGATCGCCCGATATAGTCACACGTTGCGTTACTTCCTACTGCCTCAGCCTTTCGGTTAAGTATGTTTATAATTTCGCCTTGTTCGCACTCTTCTAAAGCGCAAACGTATGTTTTTTGTAGGCTCATTTTTTAACCTCCACATCTTTCTTTTTTTGTAGCAATGAAATCATTGTTTCCGCTTGTTCTAATGTTGCCTCTTCCTCGGATGTTAAATTAAAATATTCCAACATATCCTCCTTGCTGGCACCTTTTTTTATGATTAATTCATCAATCTCTTTTATTTGTTGCTTTTCAATAGGCAATGCCCAACTTGGAAGTGTAGGAGGTAGCCAATAAAATGTTGCATCTTTAGTTTTAGCGTATTTTGCCCCTGCTGTTCCTTTTTCTACAACTTGAACAAAACCAGCATCTAGGTTATATAAATATCTACCGATTCCAAATTGTACGGCTGTTCGTTTCATCGCTGAACTTAGCCCACCTTTAACGGCTTCAATATCTGTATTTTGCGCTCCATCATATTTAGTAATCCATTCGCCATCATGCTTAACTGATATACCACACATTACCCCATCATTGTGAGGTGTAGGTAAAAACTCATTTTTCCACCCAAATACACCGAACACATCGTCAAGGCGTTCCATAATTGCACGATTTGTAACATAGGCTAAACACATAGCCCAAACTTTACCATCATTTGTTTTTCCGCTTTGTTGGATACGCCATTCAATATCATCTTCTTTAAATGGCTTCATTAGTTGCTCACGCTTTTTATCTTTCATTGTCCTGCCTTTTTTGTTCTGTAACTGTTTGGCTTTTCGCCTGTCTTTGCTTCTTCGTAACTCATCTTCTTCACCTCCATTGGTATTTAAAATAGTAGCATTGTTTAGCTTAATTAAGTATAAAGTGTGTTATGTTTTAGCTTTTTGTCTTTATTGTATCACACACGCATACCTAAAAATTTAATATCAGTTATACCGTGATAGGTTAAAAGTTTCTTACAGTTATCACAAATTCGTTCATGTCCGATAATCGCTGTTGCTCCTTTTAGGTTTGCCTTAGCTTTAAGTGCGAGCATTACAGCAACTTCTTCTGCGTGTCCAATTTGAAAGCAAACAGTTTTACATTTTTCATACCCTTCTCCATCTAATCTAGGGCATGATAATTGTTCTACTAAACAGTGATTTTCACCATAAAACTCTAATCCATCTTTCGTAATTATTAAACAAGTAGTAATGTGTTTTGCACAATTCATGCTGACTCCTCATCGAATAAACTTCGTTCTTTTTGTTTTGGTTCTATGCCCATAAGTTGCTCTATGACGTACAGCCCAAGTTCTGGATTTACCATATTTCGTAATACTTGCTTCTTATATTTCACTGATGGCATATTATAGTTTTTTAGATTAATTCCAAAAACTGTGCTGTTATCTGATACATTGCCAAGCACTACATCGCTTTTAATATCATTGGTTGATATTCTAAAGTTACTCCAAAATAAATGCCTTCCAAGTTTGGCAGTAGGCTTGACGAATGGATCATAATATGGTCGTACATTCTCCACTACATACTTACATTGTAGTGAGGCGTAATTTTCTAAGAAAATAATCTCTTGCCATAACTTCATATCAGGATATATAGCATCACAATTACCTGCTCTATGCCCACATATTCTTATCTGCGAATGTGACTGACAAGGTGGCGAGCTCCAAATTAAATCAAAGTTTTGGTAGTTGTTTAATAGGTACTCATGTGCATCTCCAACTATTACAGTGTCACCTGGATATAAGTCTTGGTAAACTGATGCAATATCAGCGTTATATTCAACCGCTGTGATCTCATGCTCATCACCCCAAAGTTTTCTATTGCCGCCTATTCCAGCGTATAGGTTTAGTATTCTCATCCTTACCCTCTCTTCACAATATTTTTAGCTAACTGCATTACTTCGCTATTGGCTCTCGTATCGTCTGTTTTATTTTCTAATAAGTAGGGATTATCGCCATAATTTAACCCTAATGCACTAATAGGTTGTTCAAATTTGTACCCGTTATCAATTCCTATCTTATCAGGATTCTTTAAAAACCAATCGCAAACTTCTATCGTATCAGCTTCACTCATTTTGTGACCTGAGTACAAATTTATCAAATGCTCTCCGTCTGACGATACTGCAATTTTTACCCCTTTATAAAAAGCTCCACAATCATCACTAACAACTCTTCCCTTATAAGAGCGTTTAAATAGCCCTATAAGCTCCTCGATTGTTTTAGGGTGAATATATCTGTCTAATGACTTTTGAATGGCTGTAGATACCTTTTCTATTGGTTTAGCGTATCTATCTTGATTATCCATTAGGTTCATCATCACTTCGGTGTAATATTTTGGATTAAGCGGTGATAGCTTCTCACGTAAAGTATCAACAATATAACCTGACTTTGGTATGTTCATGACTTCCAGCATAGCCGTGATTAGTTCATCTTGAAATTTGTGCATTTTGTACTCCTCTCTCTTGTTCCCATCTATCCCCTGCCTCGTTTAACAAATCTTGGAGCGATACGCCTTCGGGAAGTTTTGAAATATCCATACGCTGTTCGGATTGTTTTTGTTGCTTTGGAGGGAATAGCCCTTTCCAGTTGTTCATAATTGACAATCTCACTATTTCAAGTTGTACCGATTCGCTAAACTCTTTTAGAAAATTTATAGTGAGTGTCTTTCCTTGTTTTGAATAACGAGAACCTTTATATTTAAACCACTCTTCCAAAGCAAGTTGGTTTATCCCCTCTATCTCTATCTCTGTCTTTTTCTCTTCTCTTCTCTTCTCTTCTCTAGGTACCATTTTGTACGTTTCCGTACAGTCTTGTACAAGAGTAAAAAATTTCTTATCAATAAGCTCTTGAATTGCCTTATCTACGGTCTTTTCATCAATGTGTATTCTAAATGCAATCTCTTCAACTGAAGCGTCAATAATCCCATCATCATACTCACAAGCCAACAGCCATAAAAGTGGTAGTGTAGCTTTTGTACCAATCTGTACGGAACTGTACGCAAAGTCATTTAGCAATTCCCTATGTAATTTTATCCATGATGGTTTACGGTCTTTATACTGTTGAAACTCATTCCAGTTTTTAGGGATAAGCTTCATTGTTTTACCTCATAATTAATTTGAATATGGCTTAAACTATGGTCTATCCATACAGTGCCAAATAGTTCAAACTCTTTAGGCTGTATTCTTTTGTCGTTAAGATAGCCTATAAGCCACTTCATGCTTTCTTTTTTGTTTATAGGGGAAAACATACCAGCGAACTTTTCAAGCCCTCCTGCTTCAATTATTAGATGGCGGTGAGCATTTGGAAGCGTAAAAGCTTTTGGGCTTTCTTGTGTAGGTATTCCGTGTCGTATTTGGTTAAGTTGTATAGGTCGGTCTTTATCATGCCCTAACGCTATACTCATACAGGTATTAAATACCGCCTCAAATTGGTTAAGCTCCCATTGTGCGAAAACTCTCATGATTGCACCTCTAAACTATAACGTGCTATCCGCTTATCATTTGGTAGCTTTACCATTTCAGAAATGATTTTATGACCTTGTTTTTTTAAGTCCAAAATACGTGCAGGGAGTCGAAAGCACCCAAAATCATTAAGTGCTTCAATGCCTGTGATGGTGTTTCCTTGCTGTAAGTGAGCTAAAATAGCTTTGCTTTGAGTTTCCATTATACATTCTCCTTATTATTGATAATTTTGCCGATGCAAGGGTTATTTTTAGAAACCTTATTTATCTTTTTATTTATTCTTAACACTTGGCTTTCACACATTTTACTTAAATGTGGGTAGGTATTTTTTATTTCTTCTAATATTGGCAAATCTGCACCAATATTGCATTTTTTTATTTCTTGTTCTATATTTTTTACGTCTTTAATATTTGCTTTTGTTAATTTATTTTTACCAAAAGTAGAAATACTTTTTATTTTGATAACATTTGTGTTTTCATCATTCCTACGCCTAGCACCCATTATTCTTTTAAAGTCATCTTTATTAATATCTTTTTCAGAAATAGCAAGTTGTCTAAGTAATTTAGACTGTGTTTTTTCAATGCGTAGTATAATATCTTGTTGCCCACCAGCTTTTAGTAAATCAGATTTATATATATTTACAAGCTCCAATTTGTTTCTAGTTACAAGTGTGTTATCTTGCATAATTCTACTAAGGGCATCCGAATATATATGCCTATTGTTTGGGGATGTTTTGTATATTTTTAGATACACTAATAGGTCGTTTTTTATAACCCTTATTGCATCCTCTGCATTTTTTAACCATCCCTGCTTTGATAAAAACCATTCGCCTGATGTTGAGGCTGATACAAAAAAAGAATGGAGTTTTTTTTCTGCTTCTAAAGCCTGAAATTTATTGTCAAATTCGACAAAGTATACATCTCTAATCTCTAGAGGGCATCCTGTCTGTATTTGCTTGACTCTGTTTTTTATACTCTTGGTTATACCGATTTTATAATATTCTCCAGCAGTGAGAATATATAACTGTGTAGTTTCCATGTATGCTTTCAAACATATGATTTAGAAGTTTTATTGAGAGGTGTTCAAGTTCTCTTTGCTAATACGCAACTTCTAGCTATTCAATTCGAGAAAGCAGTACCCAAGTGAATACTGCCCCCTAAGGCTTGAACACCTAGAAGTCTATTTACCAATAGCTTGATAAATAAAATTGAAAACCTAATCGTTTGCACTTCCAGAACGAGAGGTGGATTAGGTATGGGTGTATTATAAAACTATGTTTCTTAATTGTAGATAAAAACGACGCTCTTTTATAAGAGGTTGTCGAAAAGTATCGCCCTGTGATGAGCAGGACGACTAGGAGGAGGTGAATAGATGAGGTGTCCTAGATAGGAACAGGTAATTTTATAGCATGATAGCTTAGATTAAGCTTGTAATACTTCTTTTGCTTGTTTAACGTGATCTTGACTTACTCCGTTGGCTTCACTTTCTGTGATCGCTTCTAAGAGTGTTAGGGCGAGTTTCTTGGGGATGCCGTTAGGAGCTTTTTTAAGCATAGCAATTGATACGTTGGCAATACCTTTTAATAGCGGTACTGCGAGGTATTGAAGGGCTAGTGTTGTGTATGGGTTCATTATATAATCTCCTTGTAATTATGCTTCATTGATGCTTACTTTGCCATCGCTAGAAGCTAGTTTTAATGTGCCGTCGATAGGGCGTTTTACTCCTACGGGCCATCTATACCCGACTACTCTTTCAGTTTTAAAAGGCTTGATATTTACTGCATCTGATTGATTACCGCCCAATACCATAATATTTCCGCTTTGGTCTTTGCCCATAACAAAACCAACATGACCTCCACCGTCACGCTTAAAAATCACGACACACCCTGTTATAGGCTTTGCAAGAACTTCCCCCCAATTGAGATATGATTGAGAAGCTGCGCTACGTGTCGATCTAATTCCTACCTGTTCCAAACAAGCCCCGACGAATCCAGCGCACCATGGTGTTTCATCATCTTTTAATCCGCTGTTCTTTATGTCTTTCCAAAACTGTATAATCTCAGGTGCGTCAGCGTCACCTTTAATCTCTTTTAGTCCGATGTATGATTTAGCTTTTGTGATCCATTTTTGATCTTCCATTTTATTCCTCCATATTAATTTAACAAGCCTCTCCAAAGAGAAGCCTATAAGTCAATTACTTTTTAGGGCGTACACCGCCACCGTTAGTTCGTCCTCGTGCCATTGTCTACCTCCTTTGTAAGATAAAAAACTAGACCGATAGTGAAAATACATTGGTCAATAATAGATATTATTTCATAATGGTAAACGTCAATATCTAAAAAGAACTTATGCAAAAACCATGTTTCTAAAATCAAATATATAGCCGACCATAAAAACATATATGGGTATTTTTTCATGTGTTCAGAGAATATAAATACTGCCCATAGTTTTACACCGAACAACACCATGTGTGAGGTTAGGAGTGCTGACTCAATCACTTTTCGTTAGCCTCTCGACTCTGTAATACCGCAACTTGCATTTTTAGATCAACAATGGTAGTCGATAGCCAAAGGATAGATGCGATAATTATAGTACCTGATATAGTCCAAAATGCTTTTACCATCATGCTTACCCCTTGTGCCTTTCCATTTATAGTTGCAAATGTGTCATTTAATGAGTTAATAGCATTGGTTAGTTTGTCGATTTGGTCAGATGTTCTATCGGCTAATTCTTTATCGTGTACACGGTGAGTTTCAATAACTATCAGGTCATCACTAAGCTTTTGTACTTTATCGGAAAGTCCACGAGTTGCACCTATGTTTTGATTGATAAGTGTTTCTAACCGTTTGATTTCTTCTATTGCACTTGACACGTTAGCCCTTTAGTTTTTATTTTATATTATACATTAATCTGAACTAAACGCAATGAACATCCAAAACACAATGGCAAACATTCCTACTGTTTTAAGTAGGCTAATAGTGCTTGGGTCGATCATGTCGGCTCAATCATAATAAAGTCACGGTAATACGCCATATTTTCAAGGGATTCATCGTATGCGCTTTGTCCGCCTGTTCTAAGTGCAAGATACATCGGTATAGCTTTTTCTCTTGGAACGCCCTGTGATAAAAGTATCTCATAGAAAATAGCGTCACACACTCTTCTAGGTAACAATCTTGATCCGTATAGCGGGTCATGAAATGCAGCAGGGAACGCGTAATCAATAGGACATCCGATAACTGACCATAGGACTCTCGGCGTACTAGCTGCGTTGTATCTTAGCCCTTTCCCTACCGTTATCTTGACTTTATAATTTTTTGAAATAAACTGTATATTCCTGAGTATTTCATAATCTTGTACGCCATGAATACGAAGGTCTATTGTTTGCATTACTTTGTACTTGCCAAAACGAACAGAGCGTCAATATCAGCGTCCGTTTTATCCATTAGCGTTTTCATCCCTACAACCATAGGGTGAGTGCGGTTTACGCTTAATGTAGCCAACCAATACTCATTCACTAATTCATTTGAGGCACGTAAGGCTTTGAATGAATCCCATATGTTAGCTTCAATCATAGCCTCCATCATTTGAAGGCGTGTAACTTCTTGTGGCACGATCACTCGTGATTGCCACGCTGTAACCTCCGCCGCTGTAGCTTCTTTATACTCTTTAGATGTAGTGTTACCATCGCCAAAACGTAAGCTACCGTCCGTATTTTTCCACCAAATGTTATATTTATCCATAATTAAAATCCTCTCTGTGCTATGAGTTTATACGACCAACTTGCGAGGGTTACTGCCGCTAAACTACCAGTTGATTTATTGGTAATGCGCCATCCACCACCACCGTCACCTGTTGTGAAACTCATTATTTTATTAGTTCTAACGATGTTCAATTGCATAGGATATATTCCCCCCCCGACAGTTGAAATATCATCAAAGATATCACCTACCGCAAAACCAGCATCAATGGTTGTACATTTTACCCTTATTGAGCATTTTAGAATGTCAGTACCAATGTTATGATTTTTTGATACTGCCGCCGCTACCGATGGAAGTGTTGCAGTGTATCCGCTGTCATATTGACCATTGAGGGCATAGTTTACAACGCTTGTGACGTTGGTAGCATTTGTAACTGCTTCACCGATAGGAACACGCCAAGATTGTGGAGCAGTTGCACCGTTACCTGTATAGCCTGTCATACCGCTGTAATTGAATGTTGTAAGATTGTTTGTAACCGCTGGAGTACCTCCAAATTGCTCTAAGTGAGCGACTACATTAGCCGATAGTGTTACTACGCCATTTGATGCTACATCAGCGTATAGGTAATTCGTGCTGTTTGCGGTAAGCCCTGTGATTGAAGTGTCAGCGCTAATTGTACCGATACGGTCGTCTGATACTTTACCGCCTGCCGCATGGATTACGATAGGCGTAGTAGTTGCGGCAATGTTTACGGCAAGGCCTGTTCCGATTGATACGAAGTTAGCAAAACCGCTTGTGTCTACTGAGCCTGATTGTACGGTTTGGCGAACACCTGATGGTGTGCCAGTAGCATTAGCCAATACAAAGGCTGTTGTAGCAATTTGCGTTGTATTTGTGCCTAGAGTTGCAGTAGGAGCAGTAGGCGTATCCGTAAGAGCAGGGGAAGATAGTGGGGCTTTAAGCGCTAAAGCATCAAATACACCATTAGATGACACAGCATTTGCGCTTCCATCGGTAGGTACTGCATCTACTGTTAAACTTGCCGCACTTGCCGCAGCTTTTATAGCCCAGTGATGAGCTGAGTATTCGCCAGTAGTTACTTCTACGTCCTCCGCTTCTTCCGCCCATTTGTTAGCTAACACTACATCAGCATGAGTTAATACAACATCAGCATGGGTTAAAACTACGTCAGCATTAGTTAAGACTACATTCGCAGTAGTTGTAACCACATCATCGGGTATTGAAGTGTCATTCTCTAGTGCGTCAGCCGTAGCGTTCCAACGTAGGTATGAGTTAGCTACTGGTGCTGGAATATCTAAATCTACATTACCAAGCGACTCAGGAACAACGATGGCTCTTTGAAGTTGCACGTTTTGGTCTAATACAAGATATGTTTGGTAGTCTTGGTCTAGGTCTAAAGTATCAGCAAATAAATCACCGTTAGTTACATAGTCAGTCGTTCTTGTAATAGGCAACGATCGTACAAGAGTAATAGTATCATTAACACTAGCGCCTGATACTAGCGTAACCGTACCGCCAAGCGTTCCATTAATAGATACGGTGTAATGTGTAGTGAGAGTTAATAGGTCGGTCGTATCGTTTGCTACTGCACCTGCCAAAGTTTTATATGCTTTAATATCAGTATCTACAAAGATAGCAAAATTAAACGTAAATACTGTCTGTGCTGCCGTTGCTGTAAACTGCTGTTTACCTGGGTTTATGTTAAATGCCATTATCGACCTCCAAATATATCTTCATATTCTTGCTTTGCTTCTTCCAAGGCATCTTCTTTATCCATGTTTTCTTTTTCTACAAGGATATTAGCACTTCTTACAATGTCTTTAGCATGGAGTCGTAAGAATAATTCTTCATCCTCTTTAGCAAGTTCTTTAAGTGCTGCCATATCATTCTTTTGTGTAATAGATTGGATATGTTTAACCTTATCGTCTTCAAGCATTGACAGATAGTTTTCATCTTGAATTGTATCATTTATTCGCTCATGCAAAGTGCGCCCACTAAAGTCACGGTATTCTTTACGAGCATACGTTAGCCACTTCTCACTATCCTCAGGTTTGATCTTCTGTTTACCTAGAATTGCTCTAGCCGGTGGTACTGCCATTTTCTTGGTTTGTTCATTGAGTCTTAATAGCTCTAAGCGTACTGGGTCTTTAGTAGAAGTAGAAGGACTCCAGCGAATATAAGTGTAATCATGTGTAACTGGCTCACCAAATAAGTCACGCACTGGCGGTAGGGCTTCACTCATTGTAGGAATTTGTGATTGGATATACTCCATAACTCCTGCCGTGTTACGCTTGTACTCATCCATATCCTTAGTGATATTACGTCTAAGCCCTGCAAGTGGTATCATCGTATTAGCATAGCTTTGTGCTAGACGTTGGAATGACTTAGCATCTCCTTCGCTTACTGCGTCCATAAATGTTTGTAGCCCTACTGCAAAAGTTCTATTTAGAGTATTCTCACTGATAGCTACAAGCAAGTCACTCATGATGCTATTAAACTTCTCATCCTCACCATCGTATAGGTCTACATAAGAAGATTTACGCTGATAGTCTGCGATAGACGCTGATATACCAAAGAATGTAGCAAAAGGCTCTAGCCCAGTATAAGGCACATACTCTTTCGTGCCATCTTCATTATTGAATACCATACTAAAAGGCTTCATTCCTGCCGCTTTCCATGCGTCACGCTCTGCTCTATCTTTTGGCGCTGGTCCAGTTAGATTACCACTTTCAGCTAACATATAAGAAGTAGCCATAATACCAGTACCTAAACTCATCTTAGCTAGTGCTAACTGCCCCTTAGCTCCCCCTGCTGCTACTTCATCTCTAAACTTCTGTTGCAGTACCGCTGCTGGTGTACGCTCAACTAATGTTTGGCGTGTGATATTACCAAGAGTTTTAACAAATGGGATAATCCATCTAGCCGTAGGGGTTTTGTTAATAAGCCCCATAATACCAGTAAGCATCTTGCCAGGTGTTTCTTGGTATGCCATCTCTTTAGAGAAGTCCTCAGATTTGTTAATTATTGATTGGTGAGGGTCATTGATAATATTAGCTAGTGTTTCTTGGAACTGCTCAGGCTGAATTTCTCCACGGTTTACCATAGCTTTAGCCTCACGGAATGAGTTAGACGCTAGTTGCGCTCTTTCATTTAGAACTTTAAAGAATGTATCGGTGCTACCCATAACATTACGCAATGGAAACGCCATAGCTTTAAACGCCATATCCGCTACTGCTCCTGATGTTTCTCCCATTGCAAACTTCTCTGAGGGCATAGGCATAACAAACGCTTCACCAGTTGCTCCCATACCTTTATAGGGGTCGCCAGTCTTTAGTGTTTTCCACCCCGCTTTCATTGCGTCTTTGAATGATGATGAGTATCCTATAAGCATAGCTGTTACTTCATCATTTTGTACCTCGTCCATAGCATGAGCGCCTTTAGGCATCCATGAGGCTACTTTACGCTCTGCCATATTCACGCTGATATTAGCGATAGTACCGCCAAAGTTTAGCATCTGAGTGGATACGCCCGATAGCATAGATGACATATACTCAGTATAGAGCAGGTCCATACCGTACTTAGCATTACTAGAGTAAGCATTAACCATCTTGTTGATACCAGTTGCGCTCTCTGAGTCGCTTATCATTGCTGCCACTTTAGTAATGTCTAGTTCACGCTCCATAGCTCCTAGTGTCATAAGCACATCGTTTTCATTACCCATCTGAACACCTAGCGCACGTAAGCCACGACCATACTCAGCACGTACACCCATGAACTTAGATTGGAACTTACGGTGAAAGTCAAACTGTCTAGCAAACTCGATCTTATCTTGTGGTGAAAACTCACCGGCTACTTTATCCGCTAACATTTTAAGCTTGGTGGCTGATTGATTAAGAACTTGGCGCATAGCTACTACATACTCAGCAGGAGGAATAGCACCACCAGCCTCACGCATAAACACATCACGCACAAATGTTTCATCTGCTCCTATGTCATTAGCAAACTTCATTAGCTGGTCATCAGATACAACACCTCTACGCTCAAAGTCAATGTTTGCTTTGTTCTGCTCTGCGATACTTGCAATAACTGAATTAACGTCATCTTCATTTTCTAAAGTATTGAAGTTGATCTGATGAGATACTGAGTCATCGAATTGGTCAATATCCGCCTCTACTAGATTAGCCGCTTCTTTTTCAGGATTGAACTTAGCAAACTTAGGTGATGTTCCCTGCTCCATCTTAGTGAACATAGCATCAGGATTAACATCGTTAGGCATAGGCACTACTTCTGCTTCATGTACTGCTCTAGGTTTCGATACTACCATCTCGCCTATTTTCTTTTCTTTAGGCTCAGGCTTCTTAGCTAGTATCTCACGGTTAGCCCATGCAGTCATACGTGTAGGCTTTGCTTTAGGCTTAGGTGCTTCTGCTGTTGGTTCAGGCATATCTACTTTAGGCGTAGGTATTTCTGCACTTACTTTAGCTTTAGGGCTAGGCATAACCTTAGATACTGGAACATCAGGAGTGATACCGATAGCTTTAGTAATAAAGCGTGTAATATCTGCGCCTATTCCTGCTTCTTCCTCTGATACATCTGTTACCTCAGCTGGTGGCATTTCAGCCATAGCCTGAGCATCTGCTAAAGCTTGTTCATCATCTATCTTTGGTTCAACAATTGTTAGTTCTTCTTCATTCATTTAGCTTCCTTTTCATTATAGCCCCATTCGTGGATAGAGTCACCGTTTGTAGAAATATATTTAGCTTTAACTTTCTTGCTTATTATATCAAACTTGCCGTCCTCTACCCAACTCTCACCATGCCATTTCGCATAGTCAGGATTAATAGTAATCCAGTCACCATCATTAAAATCTTTTACACCTTTTGGCACTGCTCTATATACTGTAATTTCTTTATCTGGTTTATTCCTCATGCTTTGAATAATGCTAATGCTTTTTGTATCCATAGCCTTATCACCAGTTCCGTAGTATTGTACGCCTTTAGGAGTATAAATATCATCAGGGAAAATATCTTTTAAATTATCACCAGTATTAGCCCCCTCTATTCTTGGGGCTTTATGATAGCCTCTATACTCACTAGGAGGCACACCACCACCAGCTACTTGTGCCATAGCTTGTTCACCTTCTTTATTCAGGTAGTCGATACCTTTACCAATAGCCTTTCCAGCTGCCTCGATACCTTTGCCTAGTCCTGCTCCAACTCCTGCACCGATAACGCCTGAGATAGCTACATCAGTGCCGCTTACGCCTTCACGTAGTCCTGCATCAGTTTGTATCATCTCTCTAGCTGTTGTATCTCCTGCTGAATAGATAGCCCCCTCAGTAGCACCGATAGCTAAACCACTTGTGAGATAGTTTCTAATAGAGTTATGAAGTCTGTTTTTCAGTCCTTCTTTGGCTAGTTGCTGTGCGCCCTTCTTTACAGCGAACCCAGCACCGAGTGTAGATATTCCCAAATAGGTAGTAGGGTCTAGTGCTAACTCTTTAACTGCTCTACCAAAACCATCTAGCGTAATATCTTTTTTATCGTAAGTATCCATCAAGTAAGCGAATGACATTTGTGTTACAGGGTCAGCCTTCTCTACTGCTAAAACGTCGGGTATCATACCCATAGCAACGTTATAGTTAAACTCACTCATTTGGTCTATGCCATACTTTGCTAAAGCTCTATGATCTCCTGCAAACTTTTCACCGTTATTGTTCATTTGGTAGACTTTGCCTGATGCTTCAATCCAGTCAAGGTTAGTAGCTAAATCTTCTTCACGATATGTAGCGCCTTGGTCTTGCATAGCTTTGAGCATAGACTCTGAACCACTGCCTTCTTCTTCTCGATTATATTCTAAATTCATCTCTGTCCTTTAGGGATATAGTTTGCTGGTTTAGCTGGTGCTTGTGGTGGCGGTGTTGAGTCAATACCTACCTTAGATTTGAGCTTACCAAAGGTGGAGTTTTTAGACTTATTGTAAACCTTGACTTTATCCTCATACTCTTTAAATGAGCTATCATACTTGGTGGAGTCTGTCTTGTCTTTATTCTTAACTAGGTACGAATCAACCTTCTGTTGCATAGCATCAGGAACATCAAATAAATTAATCTTACCAGCCTCTACATCCTCACGTAATTGATTCTTCATATTAAGCCGTAATCTCTTTAACTCAGTAGAATCATCTAGCGGTACGTTGGCAACGATATAATCATCAGCTACTTTCCAAGGGTCACCGCCCATATTCTGCTTATATCCTCGCATAGCATTAGCCATTTCTTTATCGGATGCAACTCTACGTTGATGTGAGATAGCTTTACTGATTAATGCTTGTTTGGTCTTTGTAGTGAGTCTATTATCATACGCAATAACTCTAGGGTTTACTCTCTCGATAGCTAATTCATAGTCCATAACTACGCTCTCATTATCGGTTAATGAGCCTGCGCCCATATCGTTCTTCAACTCTTTAAGGTTCTTATATTCCTCAGGTCTTAGCTTGTTCTCTCTAAGCATATCATCAAGCTGTGTATCTGTTGGTGGTTTACCTAGCATAATGTCTGATGATACGTCTAGGGCTTTTTTCTTACTTACTTTTTCAACTAGCGTAGCATTAGCATCAAACGCCTCAGTCTGTGCTTTGAACTTACCATCAATATGCTCATACATTTTCTTACTAATCGCAGTACGCTTATCCATAGGTAAAGCTTTATACTCAGGAGTGCTAGTGAACTTCTGCACAAAGTCAGTTTCGCCACGCTCTAGGCTTTCATCTAATCTCATAAGCGTAGTAGTTTCTTGCGCCTTCTCTTGCATCTTCTTAATCTCTAGCGGTATCATACTCTTATGAATGAGGCCATGATCTGCTTGTGTTGTTATAAGTGCAGTAATTTTAGCGAGTGAGTTTGTTGCGCCTTCTGCATCACCATTAGCAATGAAAGAGGCATATGAGATAGCCTCCTCGTCTTTGTAGGCCTCAATAGCTTTATTCTCATTCTCACGGTTAGTCTTAAAAGCTTCCTTGGCTACATTAGCACCGTATGTACCTTGTAAGGTCATAGCCTTCTGTTTTAGTATCGCTTGAAACTCAGGCTCAGTCTGCCCCTTTAGTGCTTCTTTAGTGTATGCACCGAAAGCATTATTAAAGCCGTTAGGGTCATTAGTAAACTGTGCAGCGTATTGCTCTGCTGTTTTCTTTAAGTCGCTCTCAACTTGTACGTTATAAGCAGCCTTAGAAATATCATTGTAAGCCTTAGCATAGAACGTATGACCTTTTTCAATCTTTAATGGGTCACCACTAAGCATATCATTAATAGCTTTCTGCTGTCCTTCTTCTGCAACTTCAACTTGCGCTTGTTTGTAGGCTATGCCATTCCATTCTTCTAGTCGTGTGCCTAAAGATTGAAACATTTGTGCTGATGCTTTAGCAGCTGTTGGGTCTACTTGCTGAAACGGTGTTGCTCCACCTTGGTATCTTTGTAATTCTGCCATTGTTTCCTACTTTAGCATAGAGTATTCAACATACCCTTTGCCTAGCTGACTTGCTCCCCCTACAACACCAGTTGCCATAGCTGATTGCCCAGCTGATTTATACTGCTCCGCTTGTGACTGCGCTCCTGCTCTAATTAGTTTAACATCACTCTCATAGCGTTTCTTATCGCCTTCAATTACAGAAGTAATACTATCCATTGTGCGACCCGATGAACCCATCATAGCGTTTTGTACTGCCATTGCTTCATTTAAAGCTCTTGTGCGGTCTGTTACGTTTGCCTCTGCTGCCATCTTAGCTTGTTCAGCTTGTTGCTTGTATGCCTTCTTCTGTTGCATACCTGACATTACAGACGTACCAGCTCCTAGAACTGCTGTTGCTATTAATGCTGTTTCAATTCCCATGCTATCTCCTTTAACTTTCTGTCTCGCTCTCCACCTGCAATAAATGCAAAGGAAGGGGGTCTGTTTGCGTGACCGTAACGCTATTTATCCTTGAAAACCCAAGATGAGATATTTCTAAAACCCCAGTATATGGGTCAGGATTACTGTTTAAAACAATAGGGAATTTACGACCTTGCATAAGCTCTCCTTCTACTATTGCGCCTTTAGTATTATACACTCTTAGGCGTGTCTTTAATACACGTTTCTTGCTGTTTACTGTCATGCCCTCGCGGTCTTGGAAGTTAATAGGCATAGTCGTAATCGTAACCGTAAAGCCTAGACCAACCTCAGAGTAATTTGCTGGTCTATCTAATGTGATAACTCCTGAACCGTTTGGAGTCTTATCTAGTTGTACTGCACCATCTGATACTACCTTATG